ACTGATTCTGATACAATCACAATTTCTAATGCTAATGCAACTGGTGTTAAGACTTTAGGATCTATTAGTGCTGCTGGTACTGGATACACTGAGGGAACTACAACTGGAGTTGCTACTTCCTCTAGTGGATCAGGAACAGGATTAACAGTTGATGTAACTGCTAACGCTAGTGGAAATGTTACTGGAGTCGCTATTAATAATGATGGATTAGGTTATGCAGCATCTGAAGTTATCACCATCTCAGGTGGTGGTGGAGATGCAACGATACCTGTATCTGCCATTCATGGTAATGGAGCAACAATACCTGTATCAGCAATACATGGTAATGGAGCAACAATTAATACTGCTACTACATTTACTAATGCTACCTTTGCACTATCTGATATTACAACAATGGAAGTTGGAGCAACTGTAACAGGTGGAACTTCTGGTACAACTGGAGTCATTACTGCCCTTGGTACTAATGCAATTACAGTTGATACCGTTGACGGATTCTTCAAGGTTGGAGAGACCGTTGGTGCTAATGATGTAACTAACTTGACTATTTCCTCATTCGCTTAAAATAAATGTCAGCTACAAGACCAGCCACTAAAGCAGAATTAAAGTTGTATGCACTTCGCAGACTAGGTTATCCTGCGATTGATATTAATGTTTGTGATGAACAACTGGATGACTTAATCGAAGAAGGAATTGACTACTATCAAGAGTATCATTACAATGGAAGTTATGATGCTTTCATGAGAGTAGAAGTTACTGATGCAATTAAGACTGCTGCACAAGAGTGGGATCAAGAAGGGTCTACCACATGGTATGGCCAAAAGAATTACATATCAACTCCACCAGGAGTTTTAGGTATTAATCAAGTATTCACAGGTATAGGAGCATCTAGTGTTGTACCTGGAAATATTTTTAATATCAAATACCAGATTTTCTTGAATGATATCTATGCCATGACTCATGGTCAGATATTACATTACTTTATGACATCCCAGTATCTTGAAACATTAGACTGGATTACTAACTCTCAAGCAAATAGAAGAGTTAGATGGAATGAGCATAGCAATAGATTATATCTTGACTTCGATTGGGGTGACTTACAAGCAGGTGATTATATAATGGTCGATATGAAGATGCGTCAAGACCCTACAACCTTTACAGATATGTTTAATGATAACTGGTTGAAGGATTATATTGAAGCATTATTCCAACAACAGTGGGGAAGGAACCTAAGTAAATATGACGGTATTCAAATGTTGGGTGGTGTGACACTCAATGGTCGTCAAATACTCGAAGATGCTTCTACATTTAAAACAGATTTAGAAACACAACTTCGTGATCGTTATGAAATACCACCAATGGATTTAGTAGGCTAATATGGCATACAGTAATTCTCCAGCAAACCCTTGTGTCCAGTCCGATTATACCAGTGCATGTCGGGTTAATATCAACGGATCATCACAAGAGCAAGGATTTATAGAAAATCTTATAGTTGAGACTATTGAAATTTATGGCCAAAACGTGTATTATTTACCTAGGACTTATATTAACAGGGACACTATACTAGATGAAGTTGATAACAGCACTTTTTCGACCAACTACCCAATCCGAGCATATGTCAATAATGTCGAAGGATGGGAGGGCCAAGGAGAACTTCTTAGCAAATTTGGCGTACGAGTCGAAGATAAGACGACGTTTATCTTATCCCGTAAAAAGTTTAAAGAAAAAGTGGACGACAATGTTACACTTAATGTCGAGGGACGACCAAATGAGGGGGATTTAATTTACTTCCCCGTAACAAAGCATTTGTTTGAGATACAGTTTGTAGAAGTAGAGAAACCTTTCTACCAACTAGGAAAAGGATATGTTTGGGAATGTCAGTGTGAGCTCTTCCAGTATGCTGATGAGCAAATTGATACTGGAATCGCTGAGATTGATGCTATCGAGACTGCGTTTGCTAATGCAATTACTGTTGGTCTCGTAGCAGGTGGTAGTGGCGACTTCACCGTTGGTGAGACTGTCACTGGAGGAACAAGTAATGTTACTGCTGAGGTTAAGTCTTGGGATAATGCTACACGCACTCTTATTGTTATCAATCGCTCTGGGACTTTCCAGATTCCAGAAACTATTACAGGTGGGACATCAAGTGCCTCCTGGACAACAGCATCTTACAACACGATAAATAATACCAACTCAGAATATGACCAAAACGCTGATTACGAAATAGGAGATAATGATATCATTGACTTCTCTGAGACAAATCCATTTGGTTCTGTTGGATCACTTACTGACACTACAATCTAATGTTAGGCACATATAGTTATCACGAAATTTTTAGGAAGACTGTCGTTGCCTTTGGTACGATGTTTAATAACATCGAATTGAGGAGAGCAAACGAGGTCATGAAAGTGCCTTTGGCATATGGTCCTAAGCAGAAATTCTTGGCAAGGTTGGATCAGATGCCTGACCCTACCAATAAAAGAGTGCAGATTACTCTTCCTAGAATCTCATTTGAAATGAATGGGATTACCTATGATTCATCAAGGAAGGTATCACCTACTCAAAAGATTAAAATTGCTAGTACGACAACCAAGAATAAGAATGCATTTATGCCAGTACCCTACAATGTAGGATTTGAATTGGCAATCATTGCAAAGAATCAGGAAGATGGTTTGCAGATTATAGAGCAGATACTACCATACTTCCAACCACATTATAATCTTTCTATCAAACTCTTGACTACTGTAAATGAAGTTAAGGATGTTCCAGTAACACTAAACAGTGTAGACTATGAGGATGATTACGAAGGAGAATTTACTCAACGTAGAGCAATCATTTGGACTCTACAGTTTACAGCAAAGACTTACCTATACGGTCCTGTTACAGACAGCAAAGTTATCAAGAAGGCTATCACAGATTACTATACTTCTACAAGCACTACAGCAGCACCAAGACAAGTACGTTATCAGGCAACTCCAGTTGCTTTGACCAACGTTACTGGTGCAGCAGTTACTACACTTACCAATGCTATGGATATCAACGACGGTATTATTACAGTCGGAGATGTATCCAGTCTTGCAGAGAATACCAACATTCAAATTGACACTGAGGTAATGCGTATCGATAGGATTGTCGGTAGCACCTTACATGTTAAACGTGGATGGAATGGTAGTACTATTGCAGGTCACGTTGCTGGATCAGGAATACTTGAAATCGATGAGGCAGATCATGCAACCATCGAAGCTGATGACGATTTCGGATTCGGCGAATTGTATTCTGACTTTACTGACATGAAGAAACGTAATCCTTTAAGTGGTGCAGATGAGGCAATTTAATTATGGCAACTTTCGATGGACTAGACAAAGTATTTGGAGCAGAACCTTCTGAATTACAGAAGCATGTAGAAGCAGTCAAGCCATCACTCAAGAAGAGTGAGACGCAAGACATTAAGCAAGACTATGAAATGAGTCGTGCTAATCTACATAACTTAGTAATGAAAGGACAGGAGGCAGTAGATGGCATACTTGATGTGGCACGAGCGTCTGATCATCCTCGTGCTTATGAAGTTGCTGGTCAACTCATCAAACACGTGGCAGATACGACAGACAAGTTGATTGACTTGCAAGGTAAGATGAAAGAATTGGATAAAGAAGATAAGAAAGGACCATCAACAATTAATAATACTATGTTTGTAGGAAGCACTGCTGACCTACAAAAGATGTTGAAGAAGCAAAAAGAGATAAATAATATCGAATCTACATAGACCCGACATGACAGTCCTTAACGTATTAAGCACAAATTCTATAAGTGCATCTCAATCTGAGTATCAAGTGGTACAAACTGGTTTCTATCGTGTAAGTGCTACAGCAGCATCTACAGTACAATTTGGAGCAGGACCAGTAATCCAAGTTTTTGCAAACTCCCCAGTACTTTTAAAGGGTAATGCTAAGCCTGGACAAGCAAGGATACAAAAAGCAGTTGATGATTCAACAGCAGATTATCAGTTAGGAACTAATCTTGGAGAAAGGTCTGCAACACATCCTTTTTCAACAGGAGATTATATCGCTGTGGTGGATGACAGCACTTCTCCTGCTATTGACAGTAATTTCTTATCAGCAGTAACTGCTGGTAAAAAGGTAACAGCAGCAACAGATACTACAATAAGTACAGATATTGACTCTTCATCAGCTAGTGCTGACTACACCTATGCTTACTCTGGTAACCAAGCAATAGTACAGAGAGCAGTTAAAATAACTGCTGGTGGTCAAGCAATTATAGTTGAAGAGGTACAAGTAGTTGGAGGTTGATATGCCTCTTGTAAATCAGAAAGCTGAAAAAATAGTCAAAGGAATGAAACGTCGTTCCTCTGACTTTAAAAGACTTTATGGTAAACGTGACAAGGAAGTGATGTATGCTACGGCTAATAAGTTAGCCCAAAAGGAAATGGTCAAGCCACCGTTGACTTACAAGCAATTCATCGAAAACTATGGAACGGAAGGAAAGTCCAAAAGAAAAGGCAGAAAGACTGGCTGCAACTCAGAGACTACTTGATCAGGTAGACTTCAAAAAGAAATGTAAGGAGATACGAACAGCGTCTTCAAACCGAAACGACATTGAGTAATATTACTTATAAATAAAAGTGTATTAAGCGAGCCCACGGCTATAAATCGTGTCTCATTACACTGTAGGGTATCATACCCTCGACCAACAACATTTAGAAATCTGCGAGTATGCCCAAGATGCATACGAAGCAATGCAACACAGCAAAGAGGATGTCCCATATCTAAGGGAGCATCCTCATTTTTTTGATTACATCCTAAAGGAGGAATAAATTATGAAACACCAAATAATGTGGTGGATGAGTAGAATCACTATCATGCTAACATCTTTAGCATTATCAATGACGTTGGCAGCAAAAGCATATGCTGCTGATACTATACAAATGGGTTCTGGGGGAAATTTAATTTTTGAACCAAATGAATTAACAGTTAGTGTTGGAGATACAGTTACATTTGTGAATGGTGAGTTACCTCCTCACAATGTAGTATTTGCAGGACATGATGAGTTATCTCATCCCGACTTAGCATTTATGAGTGGAGAGCAATTTCCAGTTACTTTTACAGAAGCAGGAGATTTTGAGTTTCAATGTGATCCACATGCTGGTGCTGGAATGAAGGGGGTGATTCACGTTGAGTGAAGTAGTCTGGTCAATAAATATAATGTGTGCTATACTGTTAGTAGCAGTCGGCTACACTATATTTTGGATCTTTAAATACGATGATTGGTATCCTAACCCCCATATTGATGACTCCCACACCAGGAGAATGGATTCAGAGGATGAGGGATTGGCACTCGGAGCAGAATAGAACCCCTGTTGAGGAATCTATAAATACTTCAATACTAGAATTGGAGATGGAAGAACATGGGTGCGATGACTCCACCGAGCAGGAAGAGCTGTTACAACTTCAGGGTGACGGAGATAAACAAGGTACTTGATGGTGACACTATTGACGTTACTATTGATCTCGGGTTTGATCTATACAAGAAAGAAAGAGTTAGAATTGCAGGAGTTGATACGCCAG